CGCCAACGTGGTCGTCCCATTCGCAGACATGCCACGCCGCGAGTTCACCACCTGGAAAATATCGCCACCATCACGGATCGCCTGCGCGCCAGCCTTCGTGAACAACCGATCCTGATCGTCCCCGTCCAGGCTCTTGAAGTACGCGTAAGGATCGGTGGTCGCATCACCCGCAATGTTCTCCATCGTGGGGATATGCGTGCAATCGCACCGAGGGTGCCTAAGGAACCCCTGATTGTGCCGGTAAAACTTGCCGGCCAACACCGCGCAGCGCGAGCACGACGGGGGATTCAGCATCCGCACATACCCGGTCCGTGGTCGAGTGAACGTGTCCACGCCTGCAGCAGACCTGCCAGCATCAGACACTGCAGTACCAGCACGCATCTCCACCAGGCCACCAGCCTGACGTAACGCACTCGCCGTATCGGCCCCCGTCTTGATCAGGTGCAATGCGCGGGCCGATCCACCCTGCAGGGCATCCTTCAGTGCGACACCAGAACCCGCATACCCACCGAACGCAGAAGGATCAACGAAAGCGTCCGGTGCGTCATACACGCCCTGATCCGCCAGGGCAGACGCGCCATAAGACGAAGCGCTCACAGCAGCCTCAACCTGCGCAGACGAAACATCATCCACCAGCGCCGAAGCAGACAGGATCGCAGCCCACGAATCAGCGATATGCGCCGGATCCACCAGCGCCCACGTGCGACGCGCCCTCAACTGCGCTGCAGCTTTCAAACGCTGCACCCGCATGTAATGACGCACGGCAGACTCAGGGGCAACCATCAGGACTCACCAGCATCAACCGGCGGATCCTCCTTCAGCAGAGAACCAAACGCGCTAGCCGCCTCATCCGCGAAGTACCCGTCATAGCGGTCAATCTTCGGGTCAGAGAAACCCAGTTCCTCCAACGCGCCACGACGCGGCAGAAGACCCTGACCATTCGCGTACATCTTCGTCAGAGCATCAGCGCGCTGCGCATACGTTGGCGTACCAGCGTCGAACCACTCAGTCTTGATGCGCGAACCATCAACCCACTCACCAGTGCGGAACCGCTCATACAGCCCCATCACCCAACCCCAGCCATCTCCCCACTCCGCCTGATGATTCTCCACGTTCAACACCAGGCGCGACTCATAGGCGCGAATCGCGCCCTCTGCTGCAGGATTGACCGTCGTGATACCGAAGTACGTTGGCGGGAGACCAGTCACCGACGACGCCAGCTGCGCGTAATGCGTCACCGTGTCATGGAAGTTCTTCAGGTCAGACGCACTGAACTGCCCCAGCTTCGCATCCTTGTTCTTCGACGCCCAGATCGCATTGAAGTACGCCTGCCAACGCGGGATCTGATTGCCGTCCTTGTCAACAAAGTCCGCCGAATCGACACCCAATGCCCACTTCTGCGGCACCGAATGGGTCTCAGCGGCCAACTGCAGATTCGTCAACGCACGAGCAGCAGCATCAGCGAGAGGCTTCACATCCTCGAACTCAGACACGCCATCCCATGAACCAAGACGCCGGCGGTTCAAGAACATCACCAACGGCACACGGCCCAACCGGTGACGGTCAACATCCACGACCTGCCAGCCATGAGAACCCTTCTCAAGCCAACGTGTCTCATCCGGCAGGTACAAGGTTGCGTACTTCGCGGACCCGCTCTCATCATCACCGTAGAACCGTGCGGCACGACGTATCCGACGATGTCGGCGGTCAATATCCACCGCCAGTTCACGAGCCGACTCCACCTGAATCAGCGGGTGCTCCGGATCTTCCTCATTTGACCCCACGGACACGAACCCGCGCCCCACGATCAACGACTCCTTGTGGTGTACGTTCGACTCAGAGTCAAGGTTGTTCGCGTCCCAGCCCTCACGCAGCGCCTCAGATGCCTTATCCTCACCCGGCATGTAAAACGCCCGCATCTTCAGACGGTCAGCGACACTATCTGCTGTTGTGCGGCACCAGTTCGCCCACGTGTAGAACCGGCGCAGATCCGGCGGAACCGCCAAACCCATCACTGGCAGATCCCACGTCCCCTCGTAATACCGAGAGTTCTCGCTGTCGCCAGCAAACGTACCCGAGAGCTTCGACTGCAGGCCCTCAAGCATGGCACGGTCTTCACTGCCAAGAACCGCCATGTGCGCCTCCAAT